CGCAGACCAGGTGGGTGACTCCACCAAGATTTGGGTGGACAATCCATTGGTCTGCGGTAACGGCGCCCGCTCAAAATGTCATGGCGCAGCTGTACAATACGCTGGTTGTGCACCGCTAGATCTGCGCCGTTGCGCAGGTGCCTGTAATGGTTATGCCCCCCCTTCCACGCCTTACAAGTGGAAAATTGGTTGCTGCCCCCCGTGCTATAAGGGCGAGACAATACGGTTCCCCGAAAATTTTGAGGAGCTTCGGCACGCCACTGGACTGGTGACAGTGGGGGCTGAGGGCGTAAACACCCCAATTTTGCCATCTTCCATGTGGCAGTACAGCACCCAGGAGGGCCCAAGGGCTCTCCCGAAACCCCTCAGAGCGGCGTTGGCCGCGCGGGTTGCTTCCGGGAAGCCAATTTTCCAAATTTGCCGGAAGTACAATCCGAAGGATGATTATGCTCGGATATCCAGCCAGCCCAAGTTGCTCCCGCGGCCCGTGGGCTTCACCACGCCCATCCCACCCACTTTCCATAATGGCGCCAGCGCCACCTGTAAAATGGCTTATGACCAGCGGACCGCTGGTGAGACCAAGTTTCCCCCTTCGGATGCTGTGTGGAAGAGCATTGGCTCTTTCTTCCGGCGCCTGAAGCATGTTCTTATGCCATTACCTGCTGGCACCACAGACCGTAAGTCCATGATCAAGCCACTGGCTTTTGAGGAATGGCTGGCCGCGTTCCCCCCTGCACGTGCTGAGATGTTCCGCACGACAGCGGCTGCTCTCGTTTCCGAGGGCGTGATTGACCAGCAGCACATTGGGCGCAACGGCATGGAGTGCAAAGTGACGGACATGGCGAAAGCAAAGCGGTACGCGAAGTACAAGCTGATCGTCAAGAAGGAGTTTGCTGCGGGTTGCTCAAGTTACCTCCCAGTACAGGATGATGGGCAGACAGGGGTTCAGCGCCGCGCAACTGATAAGCCGCGGGCCATTTTGTCCCCTCATGAGATAATGCACATTGTTTCCGGCCCACAACTGAGGCCTGCCACTCAGGCCCTCCACGATCTGCTTGCTGGCAAGCAGGTGTATGCCGGAGGGATGACCCCGGTCGCCTTGGACAAGTGGATCAACGAGATCCCGGAGATGCCACTAATGGCATGTGATTTCTCCCAGTTTGATGCTTCCATCCGAGAATCCGCTCTCGGTTTCGTCCACATGTGGCTTGAAATCCATGGCTACCCACGCCACCTCAAGAAATTTCACAAACTTTGGAACAAGCCACGTGGTCGGACCAGTGCTGGTGACCAGTACTGGGGGGACGTCATGAACTGCTCTGGGCGCAGTGACACCGCCCTCATCAATGCCCTGCTCAATTGGATTGTCCAGTTGCTCGGCTGGGTGTGTGTGCTCTGCAAGATCGATCCCAAGGACCACCATCGGTTGGCTGAGGTGTCTGAAGAAGACATGAAGCGAGTGATGAACACTCTGCACCTCATTTTCCTTGGCGATGATAGCCTTTCTGGGTTCCCCGGCGCCACTGACGCCGATCGGAAGGTCGTGGAGGAGTTCATCAACCTCTGCGGCTTTAAGTGCAAGATACAGGTGCACACCCGGAAGGATGAGGCTGTCTTTCTAGGCAGCCGCCCCTATGCCGCTGTTGTGGGCGGCGTGGAGGCACTGTGCTGGGGTCCCACCCTCGGCCGGCGTCTCTACAAACACCACTACATGCTGCGGCCAGAGCCTGACCAGCTCCGGTGGTTAGCAGGCATCGCTGATTTTGAGCGGCGGGCGTACCCACACGTCCCGTTCCTCTATGAGATGGCTGTCGCAGCGGGCTTGGCCACCACCACGGTACACAATGCTTGGTCCGTGGACAAGCTGGTCGCGGAGGGCGCTGTAAATAAGTACAAGGAGCTGCCGCTCGTGCAGGACCGCAAGGACCGCATCGTGCAGCGTTCTGACAAGGTTTGGGAGCAGTTGGAGCGGATCTACGGATTCGGCAAGGAGGCCAACAATGCTCTAATCACAGAACTTATTGAGTGGGCGGGCGCCGGCATGCGGCTCCCCCACATGATCCAGAGCCCAGCTGTACTGTCCGCAGTGCAGCAAGATGAAAAATGATGACCTGTGGGGG